GCTCGGTCCAAAAGCTACAGAAAATCTACTTCAGTACTTGTGGGATCATGGGCCAGAACTATTACAACACCCATTCTCTTTCAAGTTTGAAAAGCCAATTGCAGTAGCCAATAAAGGCGTAGTATGTATCTCAGGCAAGTTAAAATCTTATAAAACCAAAGCTGAAGCCACAGAGATGTTACAACAACAAGGCTATACTGTAAAGGGCTCTCTAACGCGAGACGTTACTATTCTAGTTAATGAGAGTGGTATTGAGTCCGCCAAAACTAAATCTGCTCGAGATAAGGGCATTCAAATCATAAATAATCTATTAGATTTCTTGGAGAAATAATAATGGCATTACCAAAATGGACAGACGAGCGTACAGCTGAACTCACATCTTTCGTAGGTGACGAGTCTCCTGTATCTCAATCAACTGTAGCACAAGCTGCAGACCAGTTAGAAACTTCGACTCGTTCAGTTTCTAGCAAACTTCGTAAAATGGGCTTTGACGTAGAACTTGCTTCTGCATCTGCCTCTCGCGCGTTTTCAGACGCTCAAGAAGCTACTTTAGCATCTTTTGTTTCTGACAACAGCGGTCAGTATACTTATGCTGATATCGCTGGTCACTTCGAAGGTGGCGCATTCTCACCTAAATCAATTCAAGGCAAAATCTTGTCTATGGAATTGACTGCTCACGTTAAGCCTGCTCCTAAGCCAGAAAGTGTTAAAACTTATACTGATGCTGAAGAAGCTACTTTCGTTGAGATGGTAAACGGTGGTTCTTTCGTAGAAGAAATTGCTGATGCTCTTGGCAAAACTGTAAACAGTGTTCGTGGTAAAGCTCTTAGCTTACTTCGTGCCGAAGCTATCGTTGCTATTCCAAAGCAGAAAGAAACTAAAGGCGCTTCTAAAGCCGATCCTTTAGCTGACTTAGGTGACGTTGCAGGCATGACTGTTGAAGAAATCGCTACTGCGATCGACAAGACTGCTCGTGGTGTTAAAACTATGTTGACCCGTCGTGGTTTGGTTGCGGCCGACTATGATGGTGCTTCTAAGAAAGAAAAAGCAACTGCGTAAGTAGTTGTTATTAAATAAGCCCTTGGGGTAACTCAGGGGCTTTTTTTCGTCAATATCGGGAGAATTTTGATTGAATATTGCTAGTGCTCTTATAAAGCAAGTGCTTGAGCTACAGGACTTCGAGACCTGGACTAGCTGTCGCAAGAACTATTTACCTACAGAGTATCACTCTTTGTATGGTATCATAGATCATCATTGTGAAAAATATCACAAAATGCCGACCTTTGACGATTTAAAGTATGAAATCCGTGACAGTGGAGTACGAGAAAAGTTATTTGCAATCGAAGCCGTTGAGGTGGATGCAGATGCTTTCATGCTCCTAGAGTATTTAAAGAACGAGTACGCTCAGAAAGAGATACTTGATTCACTGGAAGAATACGTGGACAAGTCAGTAGCCTTTGAGGATGCTGATGAGTCTGTTGCTCATCTTCACCAAATAGTTTTAGATGTCGAAGAAAAAGTAGACTTAGAACGACCACAGGATAGTATGCAACGTATTACCCTGTTTGAAGATGATGAGGAACTAGGAAATTACTTGCCTCTCGGTCTCAACACTGAGTACGATCACGAAATTCAATTCTCTCCTAGAGATTTGATATTGGTTGGTGGTAAACGAGGGGCGGGTAAATCCGTTGTCTGTTCTAACATTGCCAACAATGTTTTTAACTCAGGCAAATCTGCAGTCTTTTTTACTATAGAAATGGACAGCAGATCCATTCTACAACGATGCTGTGCCATCGCTACGGGGATTCCATTCGCTAGACTAAGAACTAAGAACCTTAGTGTAATTGAGTGGGAGCGTGTAGCAGGATGGTGGGCTAATCGTTTCTCTGAAGGACAAGAACGTTTGAAAGAGTATAAATCTAATCGAGACTTTGATAGGTTTCATCATGAACTCACAACTAACTGCGAGCTCCTCCCGACTCAGCAGTTAGATGTGGTTTATGATCCTTCACTAACTTTAGGAAAGATACGTGCAGAACTTGACAAGAAAGTCAAAAGTATGAACGTGGGCGTTGTTATCGTAGATTATATTAACCAAGTAAAACGTTCGAGTCTTCCTTCGCGTGGTGGTCAGTACGATTGGACAGAGCAGATCGAAGTCAGTAAGGCTTTGAAATCTATGGCACAGGAATTTGAAGTACCAGTGTTTAGTCCGTACCAAACTGATGCAACAGGCGAAGCAAGATTCGCAAAAGGCATACTCGATGCAGCAGATGCCGCCTATGCACTAGAGACTTGGGAACAAGAAGATCAGTGTGTAACCTTCAACTGTGTCAAAATGAGAAGTGCGTCTATGAAGTCATTTAGTTCTAAAATGGACTGGGAGACATTAAAGATTGGTCCAGAGTCTATGCTTACTCCAAAGGAACAGGCAGATGCAGAGAATCGTAGTGACGAACCCATTGATGACATCTAATAAATAGTTCTTGACATTTCCTTAATATTTTGATATAATATCTTTTCTAAAATTCGGAGAAGTATATGATTATTAACGGCAGTATGAATCACAGTCCTTGCGGGCGCAAAGTCAGAAAGAACAGACGAGTCAAGAAGTCTGAACCGTCTTTTCGACCTTTGAATCGTACCACACCATATCGCAGAGAAACAGAGTACTACCCTTCTCAGCCTATGCTTGGTGTTGCTTCAAAAGCTGACGACACTTACAAGAAAGAAGTATCACAGTCATACACTTTAGCACCTGCCTACAATAAAGGTGCATACCAAGTAATTCCAACAGAAAACATCAAAGACATCGGGAGATAGATATGCCAGCAAAATTTAAAGAGTCTCAAAAAGTTGTAGTAGATCGTAAAACTAAGAAAACAAAAACAGTGCACTACTACCTAAAAAATACATCAACAGATGAGTTAGTACAAGAGCTAGGTAGAGCAGTTCCAAAAGTACAACAAAAAATCCGTAACGAATTAGTAAGAAGAAATGTAGCAGTATGAATGTAGAAGAACTCCTCGGTAAGAAAGGTATACAACACACACCAAAAGGTCAAGACTTTTTGGTGAGTTGTATTAATCCTGAGCACGAGGATCGTAACCCTAGTATGCGAATAGATCAGATTACTGGAGTATTCCAATGTTTTAGTTGTGAATACAAAGGTAATCTGTTTACCCATTTTGGGGAAAGGGCAAACCAAATGCAGTTGAAGCGTGAACTGTTGAAGAAGCGTATATCCGAGAAACGCGCTGAAAGCATTGGTTTGTCCTTTCCCAAAAGTGCAGTACCGTACATAGGAAACTGGAGGAATATAAAACCGGAAACCTACAAACGATTCGAAGCATTCAATAGTGTAGATAAAGACTATAGTGGTAGAATTGTTTTTCCCATTCGCGATATGTCTGGCAGAATAGTTGCCTTCAATGGTAGACATACGGCTCAAGGTATTCCAAAATATATGATTACTCCAGCTGGGGCAAGGATGCCATTATATCCAGTAGTAAAACCATTGCAAGGTACAGTAATTCTAGTAGAGGGCATATTTGATATGGTCAATCTACATGATAAAGGTTTAAGTAATGCAGTTTGTTGTTTCGGTACAAAAAATATAAATACTGATAAACTATCCATGCTAAAAATACAAGGGGTAGAAAGCATTGACATATTTTTTGACGGAGATGACCCTGGTCAGCAAGCTGCATTACGCTTAAAAGAAATGTGCGAGGAAGTAGATTTAGTAAGTAGAAACATACATCTAAAAGATACCGACCCTGGCGCACTAACAGAAACTCAAGTAATAAAACTAAGAGATAAATTATATGCCTAAAGTTGCATTAGTAGAAATGAAAAAGAGTAGAACACGATTTAAACATGAATTTGACCACGCATTTGAGTTTGACCAGTATCAACTGTGTTCAGACCCGTCTATCAAAAAAGTTCTAAAGAAAGATTGTGACATTGAAATAGATACAGATGCCTATGACTGGATTATTCTAGTAGGTAGTGATGCTCTCAAATTCTTTACCAAGATCAACTCTGTAACAGAGTACTCAGGTAAAAAAGTTGAGGGTAAATACTTGCCTGTGATTAACCCTTCAATGCTTGCCTTTAAACCAGAAGCACGCGGTACTTGGGATAGCTCAAAAGAAAGCATCATCAAGCACATTGCAGGCGAGATAGAAGATGTAGTAATTACAGATAGTATTGCTCGCGGAATACAAGATACAGCCGAAGCAAACGCATACTTTCAAGCTGCTATCGATTATGACTGTGACTACGTAGCACTCGACTCAGAGACTACAGGTTTATATCCTAGGGATGGACATATGTTAGGTCTATCGTTATCATACAAAGCCGATGAGGGAGTCTACATAGACACTGAGTGTTTAGATGAAGATTCAGAAAGACTCATGCAAGAGCTGTTCGACAAGAAGCTAGTAATATTCCATAATGCTAAATTTGATATAGCATTTTTCGAATATCATTTCAATTTCAAATTTCCTCGCTTCGGGGACACAATGTTGTTACACTACATCATTAACGAAAATGAGCGTCATGGCCTAAAAGAGCTTTCTCTCAAGTTCACTAAATATGGGGACTACGAGAAGCCTATGTATGACTGGATGGATCAATACAGAAAACAACATGGTATGTTGAAAGGTGATTTCACTTGGGACTTAATTCCCTTTGATGTTATGTACACCTATGCTTCTCTAGATGCTGTATGTACTTTCTTACTGTATGAGAAGTTTAAAAAGATATTAGAGAACCCTAAACTTAAAAGAGTTTATGATGAGATTTTGATTCCTGGCTGCAGATTTCTAACAGATGTTCAGGATAACGGTGTACCTTTCGATAAAGACAGGTTAGTAGCATCTCAAGATATTATGCAGGCAGATATTGATGAAGCCGTTGCGGGGTTGTATAAAAACCCTCGTATCGCAGAGTTCGAGAAAATTCAAGGCAAGGAGTTCAATCCTAACAGTACAGTACAGTTGCGATCACTTTTGTTTGATTGTATTGGACTTCAGCCTACAGGAAAGAAAACAGGTACAGGCGCAAACAGTACAGATGCAGAAGTTCTACAAGAGCTTTCAGCAAAGTCAGAAGTACCCGGCCTAATACTAGACATACGCCAGAAAGGTAAGATTAAGAATACTTATCTTGACAAAATCATACCACAGCTTGATCGTGACAGTAGATTGCGTACAGGCTTTAATCTACATACTACAACCTCTGGTCGGTTGTCGAGTAGTGGTAAATTAAATATGCAGCAGTTGCCTCGTGATAACCCTACTGTAAAGGGCTGTATCAAAGCTGCTCCCGGACACAAGATAGTTGCAATGGATTTAACAACCGCAGAAGTATATGTAGCGGCAGTCCTTGCAGAAGACAAAGCCCTTATGGATGTATTCCGTAGTGGTGGTAACTTTCACTCGACTATTGCACACAAAGTATTTAAACTACCTTGTGACGTAGAAGAAGTATCGGAGCTATATGGCGATAAACGCCAAGCAGCTAAAGCAGTAACCTTTGGTATTATGTATGGTGCTGGACCAGCAAAAATCAGTGAACAAGTTACCAAAGACTCGGGTAAGTATTTTAGTAAACACGAAGCTCAAGAAACTATCAATGATTACTTCAACGAGTTTCACAAGTTAAAAGCATGGATCAATACTAACGAAGATTTTATTCGCAAGAACGGATTTATCTATAGTTACTTTGGTCGCAAACGGAGATTACCAAATGTTCAAAGTCAAGATAAAGGTGTATCAAGCAGTAGCATTAGGTCTGGTCTTAATTTTCTGGTCCAGTCTGCTGCTAGTGATATTAACCTTCTAGGTGGCATAGATATGAACGAGCATATTAAAGCTACGAAAATGAAAAGCCGTATCTTTGCTCTAGTACACGATAGTATCTTGGCAGAAGTACCAGAAGAAGAAGTGGAGGATTACTGTGAAAAACTACAAACGTATATTCAACAAGATCGAGGTATTTTTATACCAGGTGCACCTGTGGGTTGCGACTTCGAGATTGACACTGATTATTCGATGGGTAAGTTTGAAAAACTTTATGGTTGATTGGTGGGAGATTTGGTGCAAATCTATTGGAGAAAAAGCCTTTCTAGATAACAGAAAGGCTGACAAGGCTGCCATACTCAGAACAGTATGGGTTTTATTTCAAGCAGTTACCTGTTGCTTCATTATAGCTTCAGGTATGGTAAATTTAGGGTGGATATCATGAGTGGTGGATTGATAGCAATAACAGGAGTAATATATTTATATGTTGGACTCGAACAATACTTTCGTTTTAGTAATATGCCTATGCTCTATACCTATATCGGGTATGCTTTTGCTAATGTCGGGTTGTACTTAATGGCTAGTAAGTAGTGGTTATAACATATAAAAAATTAAAGAATATACAGTTTCCTGTATATTTATTACCCCATGAAGATTGGTCTTTTTCTGACGAACTAATGTTCATGGATGGCAAAGTAGTAGATGATAGAAATCAAGAGGCGGACACAATAGGCAGACGCAGATTGTTTACGCCTCATGAACTGTTTCCTTTGAGTAGATCAGTAGATTCTATGCAGGGACTACTAAAACAAAATGAAAAAACATTTATAGATACATCAGGTAGACCCTTTATCTATGAAAAAACAAAAAGGTGTGACCTAAAGTATTTAAAAATAAAGAAAAAAGAACGAAGAGATACACCCTAAACTAAAGAACACAGAACTAAG